TGTGTATATCATGCTTTTACAAATATAATGATTGACATACAATAATTAATATTTGTTTACTCAAATATCCTATATGAGAGACGACGTCTTGTCAACGTCAGAATTCGTCCAAAGGGTTTTTGATGTGGTGTAGCGAGCAGACTAAACTACAAATGAAAGCAAAAATATAAGAAACGGCGTTTTACATATAAAATGTAGGTACGTAGCAACCCTAACACTTCAAGAGTATTGATGATTAGTTGTACGGTAAGAAATCATCTTTTTCAACGAGAACGTTTGGTGGTCCAATCATACGAGACAATTCAAAATCATCTCCAGCAAAAACTCCAAATTGCGCGTTATTTGCATTGAAAATAAACATATTATTAACAAATCCTGTGTTTGGCGCTTGAAACCATGCAGTTGGCTGTTTGAACCAGTTAGAGTAATATGGGACTATAGCTTGAGGTATGAAATTTTTATCATTTGGTACAAAATTAGCCCCATTTCCAAGCGGTGGAACAACAAGAGCTGTAACCCCTCCAGTGGTAAATTCGACACTAGGCAAATTTTTACTAACATAATTAATAAAAATGTTAGATTGTGCATTCGCCAAAACAGCCCCATATTGTAGTGCACGCACTCCAAATGATCCTCTCCACCATCGATAGATCAGTCCAAACCAATTCATAAAAGTATATCTTAAATAAGTTTTCTTTGACATAGGATTTATAACTGTACAAACTTGTGTATTGATAATTTTATTAACTTCTGAAGTCCTACACAGAACCTGTTTAAGATGTGTAATATTTTCTCCATGCACCGGATTATTTAACACAATTCCTGTTGCGTCTAACAATGGTGGATAATCATCTAAACGTTTTTCTTCAGATGTCATAACACCCTGAGTTTCAACGAAATCATAAGATTCTTGATCTTCCTCATCTAAATCTAAAAGTTCGGTACGTGTTACTCCACTACGGTCAACTAAATAATTTGTTATCGGTTGAAATAACTGAAAATCGGGTCCAGCCGAATGAAACAAGTTAATGGCCATTCCAACAGCAGGTGTTGTAAAGTTTGTTAGACCAGTAACTGTACGTAGGACAATACGTCCCGCGAATGCTGAATTGATTGTTGTAGGATCTCCACCAACTGTTTTGTAAGGCTCATCCGAAATGTATGGGACCGTAAAGGTAAAATCAGTGGTTTGATTAACATCAATAATAGTTGAAATTACGTTCGGTCCTGAGGCATGAATTGCACCTACAGCATTTGATGGTTCATACAACAATTGAAAGCGAATAGATTGAAAACCAGACATAACAAATTGTAGTCGATACCGTATCGAACCGCGCCAAAAACGAAAAGCTGATGTGGTAAACGAAAGGGGTGTATGAAAAACGCGATATTGATTATTTGCAACACCATGCGTTAAAACTGCCATTGGCGAATTGTGTCGCTCAAAAATAACTGAATTTGGAGTTATTGTTGGCGTTATAGCCCAATTGCCTACATAAGCTTCAGTTGATAACAACCTAGACAACTGCATTTCGTCTTGATCTACGACATCTACCTTAGGCAATGTTGTAATCGCATTTTCTGGTAAACATCCCAATACAGGTGCTGATTCTAATCCAGTTCCATGAGATAATGTTGGAAATGCAATTTGCATACGGCTAATTGCACCCAAATCTGCTGGTTTTGATTTACCAAATGCTTTTGCAACACCGCCCACTGCCAAAGCTCCTGTTGATACAGCTTTTGCAATTGGTCCTATAAGTGGAATATTAGACATCAATGAAGAGATTGTTGCTACCAATTCTGCAGGTCCAGACACTAATCGAGTTTCAGATTTTTCAATTTGTTCGTGATCGTCACCCTGTGTATGTACCTCATTTGACAAAGCAAGGTAATCTAAAAGTGTGTCATTATTTAATGGTGAATCTCCATTTACCAAAGCAGTTGGTGGTGATGGCAACTCTCCTTCGAACGATGTGTAACCCGCTAATTTCACATCTTCAAAAGATGCCCAATACGAAACCTGTACTGGTGTATTATCAGGTACAACCAAAGGATTTAATACAAATACCACAAAACGTCCCATGTTATTTCGATGATAATTGTTCTTCAAATCGGACATATCCAAAAATTGTTTTGGAAAATCCCAAGGTACAACAAAATCACACGTTGATGCAGTGTTAGCATCTATAATAATATTAGGGAAAGCACTAGCAGATACAATATTCATAACATTTCGGTTATCTCCTACATTATCTAAGAAAGGATACCATGCTACCAGTAATTTTCCTGCATGCATTCGTGTTGAGTTGATTCTCACACAAAATCTAATACGTGCACTAAAGAAAGAAAAATTTTTCAATTTACTGAACAAAGGCTGTTGCGAAAATAAAACGTATGGGAAAGAAAATGAGTCTAGAACAATCCATCGTGCTTCAGACGTTGACCACGTCCTAGTACCAATTTCATAAGGTCGGCTTAGGAAACCAGTCAAACTAACATCAGCAAAAGGATTTAAATTTGGCATTACACTTTCCCGTTTATGATCACAATATCCAGTGTCGTCACTAAATTTGGTTAGCTGTAAAATATTGTCATGTGTATCATTTTCAAAAATTTTATCTTTTTCAGTAGCTGTTAAATACATTACACAGCCCAGCCACACCATGCAACAAAAATTTGAGGCTTATATTTAAAGAGCCGCTTTACTTAAATAAGTATGCTCTTCCAGAGAGCAGCAATACATAACTTTCTCAAGGCCATGCAAGTTCACACTCTCAGAATGGTGGGATTACTCAAAGCTCATCCTCACACCATTCGATCAAAGCTGAGTCATCAAATGACCCGTCTCGTATGTCACGATCGACTTCATTAAAGAAAACAATTGGGTATTTAATTCCATTGTCAGCACATGCAGATTTAACACGACGTTCAAATTTATTAAATTGTTCAATGCCATGGTGTACATTCTCAAATAATGCAGAACGAATACATGCAATACTTTGAGCTTCAGTTGGAGTTCCACGACACCAACTAATGCTTTCCTGGACCACAACAATATCCAGTGGTGCATAGCAATGTCCATCGCGTTCCACAAAGTGTCTTTTCAAGTAAGTTAAGTCGCACGGTTTAACAAATGCTCCACGAACATCTCCTTTCGATGCGTTTGTGTATTCCACACCATGTGATTTCAACCATTGTTGATAGGTTTCCATATTAAACCATTTCAAATCATCAATAACACTAACAATGTGGTCATCACCGTATGCAGTAAATTCAACACCCTGCAACCACATTCGTGCTTTTTCTGAATCACGCATCGAAAGACTCATATCGCAGAAAGCAGTACAAAACAAAATTTCGTTTGCAATTGAATTAAAAATTGATGTACCTGCCATTCCAGACGGTAGTCCAAAAGACACTGAATACAAAACATCGCCACATAAACGTACCATTGAGAAACACACATCAAACAACATTGTGCGTACGCGCGCATTTTCAGGACCATCATCATAAAAATTATTAATAATTTTACACACTTCCATCATCAACGGATATGGTACCCATTTATCCCACTTTTTATAATCTCCAGCAATAAAATTATCTCCAACACGTTCTAAACGGCGTTTGAGTATACCCCAACTGGGTGAGTGTGGATTAATACCAACCGCTGATGGTCCAAAACACGCATTTTCCATACAATGTGCTTGAAAATAAGCTGTGTACTTACGTAGCAATAAATTGATGTGGAAGGGCAAAACGGTAAACACTCGCGTTTTCCCTTGTTCGACTTTTTCAATTTCACGTCGTTCATCTTTAAGCATGTCAACACCAATGACAAACGGCTTTATTCCATCTTTTAACATTTGTTCAACACGCTCTAACTCAGTTTTAGCATATCCAGTAACAAGTCCATTTTCATCAAAGAAATCTTTCTTTCCAGTCTGTTTTGCACATAGTTTCCAAGGATACCCTGGTGAGGTTTTAATATTGAACACTTTCACGTATGGGTCGCCAGGAATTCCAACACACATTTCCTCGAAAGTTAATAAACGTGGTTCCGCTTTGTATCGGCTATTCAAATCCAAAACACGTTTTTCCACGATTCTCCCTGCACTTTTCAAATCATTTCGTGGTAAATGCATGTTTTTACGCGCCATTTCCATAACTCCAATACGCAATGGATCCAAGTCTCCTTTAACAGACATCTGTGCTGGTGCGCAAGTGATCGGAAAAATTCCATGTATTTGAGACTCTGTTACTGTACTTTTGACCGGTAGTACTGGTCGATATTCGGCTGGTATTTGTCCAAGAACACATAAATTATCTGTTGCACAAATGGGCGTTCCTTTATCAATATGCTGTGGCATTGGCAAAATTGGTACTTCGTGCTGTGTTTCTACAGTTGTAACATCATCCATTAATCTCTCAATCTTTTCTTGTGTTACATAACTGCCAATACCAAATGCTCGACCACCTGCAGCGTGAATTCCAATAATTTTACCACTTCCATTTGGCATTTTTGCAATTATGATAGACCCACAATCACCTTTCTCTGTATTTACATTGTAACGAAAAGTCTCAACAATTTCTGCATTGATAGCAGAATGATTCCACACTGGTTTAAAATCCTGAATAAAGCGCGGTATTGCATAATTTTGCACCATTTGTATGCGACCGTCAAACAAACGCGCTGACAGCATAGCACCCTCTAATTGAAGCGACACAATTTCTTCTGCGCGTGCAATGTGTCGATACACAATTGGATATGCATTTGGTATAATGTCACTATTGAAACGCATTAATGCTATGTCAACTTTTGCATCAATTGCATATGCTTCAACATCGTCTATATGAACGACATGTTCATTGTGCATAGTAAAAATGCGAAACACCGATGTATTATCAACTTGATCAAATAAATGTGCTGAAGTTGCCAAGACACGTGGTGCAATCCAAAATCCACATACTGACATACCGCCAACAACAGAAATTTTAACAATTGATTTCGTCATCCTTTGTAACATGTCATCAATTCCGCTTAATGCACTACCTTCTGTGAAACTTCCATTCAAAACATCTTCAACCTTTCCAAAATTTGCTGGTTTAAAGCTAGCTTGATTACACTTGTGGCACATACTTGGTAACATTGAACGTTCTCGAAAGCGATGAGTGTGTTCAAAAATTGTTCCACACTTACAAGTATGTCGGTGCCTTCGACCAACATGCACCTTGTCAGCATCCAAGTGTTGGTCTTGATCGCCAACAACTAATTTTGATCCACAACCTTCAGTACGTGCTGTTGCAATTTTCTTCAATCTACCACGATGTGGTGTATTATGCACGTCTGATCGATTATTTTCTGACTCCATACATTCGCCACAATATTTGTAACCATATCCATTACGTTTAAAACGTTCATTACACTCGACGCAATAAGCAATACATTTGGGATCTTCAACATCTTCAAGTGCTTCCTTAGTATTTGTAAACTTATTATAAATCATATAACCAACAGCAGCACTTGTGACAACAGCTGAAGCAATTTTAAGAATCATCTTTCTACGTTTTGCAGTCTCTTTTGCACGCTGGAAAAAGTCAGCCATGCTTTGTGTAAACATTCCATATGTTGTTCCAACTTCTCCAGAGAAAAATGTTTTAAGAGTTCGCCAATATCCAAGACGTTTTGCTGCTCCAATTAATCCATGTTTCTTACGTATGTAAGTGTCTGTAATTATAAATTTAAGTTGTGTCTCATCAGGATCCATCAATCTTGCAGTATCACTTTGTGTTACAACACGATGTTTATCATATGTATCTTTAAAAATCATTGGATTATTGTTTTTAGCAACATTACGATCTTGTATATTGCGATGCTTTGCAAATTCCTCTACCATAAATTCCATGAATTCTTCCCATGAGTCAAGTTGCAACTCTTTACGTTTTTCCATAGTTCCACGTATGATTTTAAAACTGTAAGCCTCTGTATGAAACGTTTGCGTTGCTTTACTAATGTTAAAACGACCATTTTCATCTTTCCATTCATCTTTAAGTGTTACATGTATGCTAAAATTAAAACGTCTCCACAATGCATCCGGTGTGTGCATAATTTTACATAATTGAGTAAATTCGAGTGCACCATTACCATCTGCCACAATAATTTCGCTATTGAAATATCCAGTTCCTTTGAGATCAACATTTGCATAGTTTAGTGGCATTGGCACTGTTTGAGCAGTCGTTATTAATTTACGTGCTGTTGATGAATTTTCAACTGTATCAGTTGAAGAAAATAAGTCATTTTCATAATATACCTTTTGTTGATTATATCCTTCCCAATATTTGGATTGATCTGTTGGAATAAAAGTATCTTCACCATAATTAAAACTTTCACCAGCTGATGCATACAAAGTTTCGACAATAAAGCGAACCATATGAGATTTTCCTAATCCTGCATTTCCGTAAATGTAGAAAGCAAATGGACATTTTCGCACATTTAAGTTCGCCATTCGCAACTTTGCTAATTCAGCATATTTTTGACAGCGTGCTATGCGTACGTTAAGTGCTGTAATGAACCCAACACGAAAATTTAATTCATCCAGAGTTGTAGTGAATCCCTGTGTTCGACGATTTAGAGCAATAGCTTGTCGTGCAATGGAATCACTTTTTGTAATTGCAACTCCAACAGTAGCTTCACAATTATTTTCAAAGGAGTCAAAATCTAAAACCCAACGACTAATTTCAGGAGCTTTTAATTCAAGAGCATCAATCATACTATCATAATCTGTAAGATATTGTGATACCCACTCCCATGCCAAAGAAAACATACGAGTTGAAATACTTAAAATAGTGTCACATGACCGCAGCAATTTTGCCATTGATGTAATACGTCCAACACGATAATTTTCAACCTTAAGCTCATCATAATTTTTATAATCAAATATATGCAACATTACTTGCACGAAAGATGATATTAAAGTCTCACTTTGTGCTTGAGTGTGTATTTCATCGTCATGACCTGCAAATGGTGCTCTTTCAACAATACTCTTATAAATGTCTAAACATGCCGTGGACAACACAGATAAGATTTTGCTGAAACCAGCAGTCGACCATTCAGGCCCCAAAACTGTTACAAATCGTAGGATAGCTTCTGTTTTAGACTTCCCAGAAAATAAATCATATATAAACCATCCAAGTGCAATTACCTTACTACAAACTCGCCTACTAACTTCACAATGACCCATAGTATTTAACACAACTTCTTGAAACTGCTGGAAAAATTCATATAAAGTATCCATTTCTGCTAACGCATGATGATGATTTATATCAATTGCAAATAATGCTTGTGTATG